AGCAACCAACCCCAGTCTACCAATTTCTAATTCTGTCATTCCTAACCATTTGAACAACTGTTTGGTATTGTTGCTGATTAGATTACCCGGAGTCCAACCTGCTTTGAATCCGCAGTTGAAACAGTGATATTGAAATCCACCCTTTTGATTGGGCAGTACACCACCGCGGGCTCTAGTATCTTGACTACTGCCCTTGTGATGACAACAGACAGCATTAAACGAAATCCAACCACTGGGAGTAGATTTTCGTTTAGGTGGCAAGAGAGCCATTACTGTTGCATAGATTTCATCCATGCTAATAGTTTAACTTCTATATAGGACTTTGTCAAGTGACCCGTAGTAGGCAGGGTTGTTATTGGCGGAATCTGTTGGACCCTTGGCAGGTACAAATTTAAATCTTACATATGAATATATGCCGTTCCAATTTAGATAATCAATACCGCTAAATCCATTGTAGTTTAGACTAGCAATGGTATAATAGTTGCTCATGTTGGTACTGTTGTCCAATGTGCCTTGTACATAAACAGTTCCAATAAAATTGGTCATATAGATGGCCGCAGTATGTAACGCAGTGTTGGATTTGAATTCAGGATAAGCATAGACGTCACCACTGGTATGCTCATACATTCTGCTGTCTTGGTTGTATGATTGATTAAAACTAACAACTTCCTGACTTGGTTTTAGTACAGGATAGATATCTTCTAACAGTTGAAGTGTACCATTGATTCCATAATAGGTATTTGAGTATGCAGGTAAGAAAGTACCGTCAGTAGGGTCTTGATAGGTCACAGCATATTGATAACTGGTCTTTTCTAGATTCAGTGTATCGCTTTCTGTTAGAGTCAATTCAGCCAATCCTCTTAGTCCTAAGGTTGCGCCGTCGTCGATAACAGTTAATTGTTTCTCGATCAACAACATTTGGTTAGTGGCATCAAACATGCTAAACACAAATGTCTGTGTGTTAGAAATGGGAATACGCTTTTGATCGCTGTTTTTAAACTGCACACGGATCTTGTTTTTGATTCCTTTTTGTACTTTTAAATCGTTCTGATACATGACCCTGTTGGCTCCCCTGGTGGTAAAATCCAAATCTAATATTACATCGAGATTATTAGAGTATAAATAGATTGGTAAAGTTTGCATACGAGTATTTATTGAATAAGAACAATGTCATCATCAAGTAGTTTCCAAGAAAACCATCCATTCATTGCCTGTATTAAATCTAATGACATTGAGTATGTAGGCATCGTTGTCAACTTTGACGATTATGTAGTTAGTATGTACGATATCAGTATGATAAAAACAGATGTCGAAAAATCCAGATTCCTTGAACTTGGCGAAGTTTGGTGGTGGGAAAGTAATCGCAGAATCCCTATTAACATATTCTTAAAACAGGATATGGTACCTTTTAGATATACCATCAAAACATTCAATAGCAAAGATGTAGAGGTTGTATTCGGACCCACTGTTAATCTCAGTGATATTGCCGAAAAGCGCATCAAACGCAAATCAATACAGCTGGTAAGAACTCCTAGACCTCGCGTCTAAGACTTTCACAAATCAAATTCATCTGCACCACAATCACATGCGCATAGGCAATGGCGTGTGCTTTCTTAAAATAGTATTCATCTCCGTCGGGTTTTTGCCAAACCTCCGCTTCTATCTCGCTCCAATCTTTCCCGATCAAATAACGCTTTGCGGGACGGATCACCGCCAACACAGCCGCTAGTTGCTCCACGCTCTGCGGCTTCATTTCTCTCAAGATTGATCCGTGCCCGTTCACATGAAACAGTTTTTCCGTAAAGTCGTCTTCTAACAATAGATCCCATAGTGGCTCAGTTTCCATTAATTGGTTAAGGTGTGCTTCATCTCGAACATCATTGTAGACACTGACATTTAAAAAATCTATTTTAAAGTAGCCTCGTTGTTCTGCTTCTTTATAATCAAAACTTGCGGTGCCTGTTAATGGATTAACTGGGATAGAAGTACAATATACACCAGAATTGTGTTTCTTAAAAGTGCCATCTTGATCAACCATGGCCGCAGGAGTATGCTCGATAATATCGAGTATCTTTTTTCTATCAGCAAAGTCTATGTCAATATCCGGCAATTCTAATCTCGTCGTATGTTGGTGCGTAGTTACCTAGGTGTTGTACAGTAATGCCTGCGGCAACATTAGCAAACATTATAGCTTTTTTAATGTCGTTTGTATATAGGTATTGGACAGTTAATGCAGATAAGAATGTATCACCTGCTCCGCAGACATCTGTGACTTCTACCTTTTTGGTTGGATAAATTTCATCCCACAACCTAGCACCTTGTCCACCTAGGGTAGTGATCAATCCAGTACATTCGCTTGTGAGTTTACTGTATTCCAATTCGTTAATCTTAACCCATGCTCCTTGGAATCGAGCCAAATCTGTTTTCTTTGTATCAACAAATACAGGGTTGCCGCTGGCAATCAACTGTTCAACTAATTCATAGCTAACGACACCTTTATTGTAATCACTGATAACATAGGCATCGTAGATAGGAGGTATTTCAGAATCAATTACAATAGGTTTAGATTTTACATCTTCGTCTATGCGAACAATTTGTTGTTTGCTTCTTGAATCAATTAGTCTAGTCTTTTTGCTAATTCGCCCACATAGAAAATTGACCTCACAACCTAATGCTTTTAGATTAGCATAAACATTGCCGCCCATACCTTCTCTTTCCTCTGAATGTGTAGGAACAAACACAGGAATAGGTGCCTCGGGACTGATACGATCTACAGTACCGTACTGATAGATATCGGTACAGTTATCCCCGATTAATAATATGTTGAATGGTGTTTGTGGTTGAGTATTGTTCAATTCTGTCATAGTATACTACTTCGTTACAATATCGGTGTGCGGTTGATTGACTGTCTTTCTTCCAGTCACTGCCTTTAACATAGATGTCAGGCTGATATTTTTTTATTATTTCAATTAGTTCTTCTGTACTATCAAAAAAATACACAGTATCGACACAGCGTAGACTTTCTAACATGTAGCGTCTATCATCTTGATTATTCACAGGCCGTGTAGGTCCTTTGAGTTCTGTCACACGGCGATCAGTGTCTATAGCAACCAATAGATGATCACCGAGACTTCTCGCATATTGTAACATCTGCAGATGTCCGCGATGCAGAATATCAAATGTGCCATTGACCATTACTTTCATGGATAGTGTTTCCTTAGGCGTGTTAGATCTGCGCAGGTATATGTTTGATATTGATTCTTGACACTATCGGGCATAGGTATATATTCAATACGGGCATTATACATAGCCGCATACAAATCTGCAACTTCTTGAAAGCTCATAGTTTCTCCGGTGCCTATATTCCATAAGCCGCTTTCATAGACATCAAAAAACTTTCGGTGTACTTCACAGACTGTTTCCACAGGAACAAAATCTCTACGGAAATTTTCACTGCCTTCAAACAATTTGATAACACCAGTTTCTTTTGCCTGACGTTCAAATTGATAAAATGGACTTGCCTGACTACCTTTGTGATTTTCGTGATCACCGTAGACATTAAAGTATCTAAAGCCCTGTACAAATATGCCTGGCCAGTTACCTTCGGCAACATACTTGTCAAATAGATATTTGCTCCATGCATAAGGGCTCAAAGGATCCACTGGAGCATCTTCTTTGAAATTCTGTTTAAGTCCGTAGACACTGGCGCTACTGGAGTACTGTAAATTTACACCTTTATCCACACACTCATGTAATAGCCAGCAACTAAAATCAAAGTTTTGTTCCATGACTCGTTCTACATTTCTTTCTGTTGTAGAACTAATTGCGCCCAGGTGTACTACCCAATCCAAGCCTGTGACATCGGGAAATGTCTCGCCCCATTCGTAAAATTTGAGAGTATGATCAAACAGATGCTTGGTCATATTTTGACCAATAAAACCTCCATCACCTGTGATCAAAATTTTCATTTTTGACTGTCGCCTTTGGCCACACGATAGTTGTCTTCAACACTATCTGGAGTACTAACTTCAATTAGCGCACCTTCTTCAATGCAGATAACCTGATGAGGGAATAGTGGAGGATTGTGCCACACATCACCTTTTCTAATAAGTTGGCTACCCGGGCTAGCATCTTTGGTATTGATAAACTTAACTTCAAATACGCCATCTAGTACAAACCAAGTCTCGTCTTTTTCACTGTGAAAGTGCATGCTGAATTTTGCATCTTTATTGAACTTCAGTATCTTACCACAGTACTTGTCATTGGAGGCAAAGATAAATTCATGCCCCCACCCTTTTTCTACAAATCCATTTAGTCTTGTCATTTAATAGTCTCCGCCACACATTTTTAGTAGCATTTGGTAATGTTCCCACGCCTTCTTTACCGCAGGAACATTGTCTCTAATTGTCATCTCTTTGTACATACTAGAATCATCTGCACTACGAATCAAATCTGACAATCTGTCTTCTGGCAGATGTATTGCAATACCCTGTATAGTTTTAATCTTTTGTTCAGGGTATGACACACGATGGCCAATTGTATATTCTTCCATCTGCCACCAACTTTCTGGCAATGGTTCAATTTTTCGATATTGTTTATGGCTAGTTTCTATAGTAGCCTGAAATATATCGCAGAATCTTTTTTGTTCACTCAATTCCAGTCTCCGAACAAATTTCTTTTACAAGTGCAACATCTGCAGGTTCTGCTTTAAATTTCTTAGCCCAAAAAGGTATGTCAAATGCGGGTGCAATCATATCTAATTGTTCGTCACTCATACCATTTACCATAGCTTGACCAGTTGTACTGTTCAAAACAACCCAAGGACTTATTTTACCATTTAGAATATCATGTACTGCTCTGTTAAGGCTTACATATCGAAAATAATGTGCAAAAGTTGCGTTGTTTTCGTCGGCCCATTCCATCATGGTTTGTATAGTTCTTTGAACAGCAGATTCTACTGGTTCTATTTTAATTATTTCATAAAGATATGTTTCATACAATTCATCTCTACACCAATGATCTAATTTAACACCGCTCTTGATCACATAGTCAACAAATTTTTCTGGATATAAAGGATTGACATTGTTTAAAAAACTACCAAACTTTACAAACGCATTGTAGTAGGCTGTATTACAAAATTCTTTATATGTTTTGTTTTTTGTTCCGCCCTGCGCCAACTGCCAGAATCGATTAAACGCCATGAAGCCTGCCTGCACACGCTTTTCTTTTTCCTGCAATGCTCGTCTTTTCTTTTCACACATGTGAGCATACAGAGTTTTTTCTTGCATAAAACTCTTGTTACAATGGGCACATGTAAATGGCTGATTAACCAATGCTATCACTCGTATTCTTTCCGTTGCTTTTTATCGAAACCCATCTTATCGAATAATTCATTGATGTCATGTTTATCCATCATTCCCGCCATCATCTTGATGTCATCTAATTTCATAGCTGGATAAATTTCACACAACAACTTTTCAATCTTGTTGGCTTTTTCTTTTTTACCTGAGGCTAGATAAGGATGATATGTAGGAACGCCTGCACCAGTTGCCGCAAATAATTTCCACAACAATGCCTTGTGATTTTTGCTTAAATCAAAATGATTTTTATTGACATATTCGTTAGTAGTTTCTAAGAACCATTCTTGTATATCACGATCTCCAGAACAACTGGCAGTATATCTCATTAAGATGTAAGGACTAAATGCTTTCTTTTCATCATCGGTGAGATTATCGTAGAAATCATAATTCTTTTGATCTACTGCATTTAGTTCTCGTTTAATATCAAGTTTTGCTGTTGCCATTGTCTTTGCTTAGGTAGTATTGTACTTTAACACGATCCAGTGCTTCTTGTAAAGAGGGATTTTCTAAGGCTGTTTTTCTAATGTCTCTCCAAAGATCTTCTTCTTCTTTTTGTGATCGATTTATTGCGTGGCCTGTAATAGGATCCCAGTCCCATCCGATGGCTTTTCTAGTTTCTGGTTTAGCTCCAAATTCTCGAGCGTATATAACTCCGTCGGCTCTTTCATAGATATATGTTTCGCCTGGTTTTAAATTTCCCATAGTCTTAAACCATCCCATCTTACCAACATCTAGTGTAGTCTACAATTTCACTTTGTCTCGAAACTTCCTTAACAAAGTAGGCACAGCTCGGACCTGGACCGGCATGTAGTGGTGTGCATAATAATTGGCCAGGGCGCATCTTGGGGAAATACCACTTGACATCTTGATAAACATCAATGATATCAATTTCAAAAAATTCCGGGCGGAATCCACTTAACGGATTAAAACAAAATGTCTTAAAACCTCTGTCATTTAAACTGGTCAGCGGTAATACTTCCATTTCTGGTCCTTCGGGATCTCCTACAATGGTACACCAATCTAACGGCATGGTAAGCTCATGAGGTCCTATCTGCAATACTGCTGCCGGACCTGTAAAACTTTCTAAAAATATCAGTGGAATGAAAAAATAGTCGGGATTAGAATTATCGCTATTATCAAGGACAGCAAATCTCAAGTCCTCATCTATTTCATCTGGTAATTCATTAAGATGAAAAATCTTATTATCTAAAGTTAGAATCTGCATTATTGGTATTTGACCTTTTGAATTGTAAAGGGGTATTTCGCATCCTTGTAGAACTTCTTGCGTTCTGTAAGATGTCGTTTTGCGTACTTCGTTGACGCTGTAATATCCCAAATCTGTACGAAGTCTTTGTCATCGGCTTTCCGAATACCGCGTCCAATTGATTGTATAACGCGAACAAAGCTCTTTCCGGGCTCAAGGAGAACCAGATGAAAAATCCGAGGAATATTAATACCCACAGCGGCCACACCATAAGTT